TTGGTCTTGACTCGCAGGACAATGTTCTGCTTAGTGCTGATGATCGCCAACAGCATCTTCTCAAGTTCAGCATCTTCGCAGTCTGTAGGGATGCCAATAAGCTGCAGGGTCTCGTAGAAGCGGTTCTGTACTTCTTCAATAGTCTCGTAGTCACCGTCTTTGAATGAGAAGTACAGTAGCAGCTTCTGGCTCTCTACTTCTCCTGGATCAGTCACACGGAACTCAAAGATGATACCAAGAGATCCGTCCTTGGTGTAGTGGTTTGTACGTGTCAGGATGCAATTGTAGTCGCCATCAGGACCATCAAACTCACGGATTGCAACAACCTTTTTAGCTTTAGCTGAGTGCTTAGCTAGTCTGCCATTCTTTCGCATAGCAGCGAAGATCGACTCGCTGGCTGCTGATGCTGGAGGCTTTGCTGCTGCTTTAGGGGCTGGTTTAGTAGGAGCCATATCAACTTACTTTCACTCTGTTAGTTAAACACAAACTTGAAACCCGACTGCACATTCCCAATACTACGCTTTGTCTGCTCGATCAATAGCTTGCTGATCAGAGTACAGATGGTTCTTGTATCTGATAGCCAGTTTCTTCATGTTAGCTACGAGGGTCTCCTCTCTAGTACACCCTACTGTTCGACGCACTGCTTGCATATAGAATTCGAGATCACCCAATTCTTCAATGACGTTAGCGAGGTCGAGTGGTTTGCCGTAAAACACAAACTTCTTAGCTGCATCTAGTAGTTCACCAGCCTCTGTACAGACACCTACAGCACTGTGCAATACGTCAATCTTAGTGGGGTTGAGAGAACTTAATATATCTCCTGCTGGTTTTAGTAAATCAGACACCATGTCTCTGTGAGCAATATCTATTTCACTGTTGGGGGTTACTGAATTCATGTTATCTCAATTTTCTCCGTAATGTTACTGTATGTTTCTTTTGCAGACGATCCACAAAAGATAGGGTCTTGGAGATTATCCCAGTTCTTGGCAGTGTACCACGTCTCTGATGTGATACCAACAAACCTGTCCATAGAGGATACAGTCTGTTTCTTGGTCTTTTTATCAGTCTGAAACTCAGGCTGCTTTCCTAGGAAGAATACGTATTGCAACGCCTTGTTAGTGGTGTTGAATGTACGCTTACCCATATCCGGTTGGTACTTCTTAAAGTCAGGGAACCCCGGATGCTTAATGTCTGTTGCTGCACAGTGTGCCAGCAACACTACGTTGTAGTTGGCCTCGATACAACGTAAGCATGCAGAGATAAATTCGCTGCTCCAGTATGCTTCAGTTCTAATAACACCAGAACCGTAGCTGTTCCATTCGTCCTTATCTCTACCAGCCATGTTACCAGCAAATTCAAGTGATGCACAGTGTTGCTCTGTGATTCGCTCAAACCCTGATATGGTGTCTAGTATTACTGTTCTTCTGTCGTGACCCCCTTTACTGAAAGCGTTAAGTGTTTCAATACAAGCATCAAAGCCACTATGCCCACCACCATTAGGAATCCGCTCAACTGGGTATAGTGGGTCTAAACGCACAATTGGAATATCTTTGTCAGCTACACCTACTTTCTTAGCAGAGTCGATGCCAGTCTCGCCTGCTGTGATGATGAATAGTGGTTTGGGGAACTGTGCAGCAATAGTAGTCTTCCCCTCTCCCGGATCACCGTACAGCATGAAGAACTTACCCTGCTTAGGTATGTCAGAACTTGCATGTGTGAACGGTGATGAATTAGTGAGGACCAACTTACTTAGTGGGTTGGCTCTTACTGCTGGAGCTAGTGGGGCTGTTGCTCGTCTTTTCACTGATGTACTTCTTTCTTAGGCCTAATGTAGACCCGGTCATAGCATAGTTGCGGAACGTCTCGTTAGTGCCTTCGAGGTACGGGTTGTACATACCGTAGGGAGTCATGACATGTAGGCTGTTAACCTTGTCTTTGTCATCCGATACCATATACTGATACCAGTCAAGGAACTGCTCCAGCTTAGGAAACAAGCAGCTATCCAAGAACCTGTTGAATCGGTCCATGCTTGGCCTAGCTATGAACTGGTAGAAATGGTCTTCCTTATGGTCTCTGACGTACTCTATCGTACGTTCAAGGAACTTACCTCTAGACTCATTCTTTCCCTGCCTAGGTCCACGATATGCAAACCCACTAGGTCTACGGCTATGTTGATACCAGACACGCTTAGGTAGTGTCAGATGCTTGGCATAGTAAAGTAGTACATAGAAGTTGAACTGTAGGTCAAGATCAATCTCGTTTGCTATCTTCTCAGTGTCCCAGTCACCTCGACACTTATGTTCGAAGATAGTGTCAGTTCCTTGTCCGTCGAAGTACCCACTGAGGGTGATGGACCTACCCGATGCGGGTAACTCGATGGTTACTTTATTACGGGTCTCTGCACTGTTGATACCGTACTTGTCGAAGTCAGCTTCATATACTTCAACAAATAGTCTGGCCTGATTAACAGCCAACTCTGCCCACCAAGTAATTTCATCGTGCTCGTTATACTTGGTGATATCTTTAACGTACTGATTGTTGACGTACGTTGATACGGCTTCTAGGGTGCGATGCTTAATCCAACCTTCGATACCAGCACCAATCAATGACCCGTAAGCCATGTTCTTGTTCCAAGGCTCTACAGGCTCCAGTCCTTGGAAGTACTTCAGTTCAAAGGCTACTGGGTTAGTCCAGAATAGGTTTAGTGCGGAGACAGACAAACCTTTAATAGCCGGATTCCAAATCTCTTTCACTGCCATAAATTTAGTCTTCCATACTCTGCTATCAAGAGTGCATCACCAATAGCGTGGGTTATTTTAATCTTAGGCCAGATTCGCTGTGCTGCAGCTTTAGACACGTTCTTGTCACCTTTAGTAAGGCACTGCATAGCTTTCTGCCATTTCTGAGGGGTTACAAGCATATATGGCATTTGTAGTGCCGTCAGTACTCCTATTAGGAATCCGTAGTTCTTTCCGAAGGTGAATGTACTAGCTACGCCCTGTCCGGGCATGGAGTGTACTTGTTCGATAGTCGCTGCTGAGTTTAGGGGATCAATCACATCATTCAACCAATCCCACAGGTCGTGCTCTGTTAGGTCTAGTTTGCATGTGTGGATAGTTTGTGAGGTGGTATCCAGAATAGCAATACCACCTGACTTACCCGGATCAATCCCTAGGAACTGCATTGTAGTCAGTCTTTGAATCTATGTTGTGGGTTAGTTTGAGTATCAACTGGACGTAGTGTATAGCCTTTTTTAAGTCCGCTACTGGAGTACCTTTACGCCTGTTGCGAGTAACGTACTTAATAGCATTACCCTCTAAGAAGTCCAGTCCATTTGAGTTTATGTACTCGACTGGTTGAATACCACCCTGCTTGTAGTGGTCTCCCCCCTCTTGAACATCTAAGCAGTTTTCAGTTACTGGCACGTCCGCAGCATTAGATGCAAGCATGTTCGTGTACTCTACCGTGATGCAGTTTTGGCATAGATGACTCTGCGTGTCTTCTAAGTAGTACATGCTACCGCAAGTATTGCATCCCACTCTTGTTCTAGTAACAATCGGTTCCGGGTTACATACGCAGCATAGGTCACTGTCCGGCTCTGACCACAACTCCCTACATTTTACACATGTTGTACATATTGCCATGCCGCACTACCCTTGCTGAGTTATGGAATTTTGTGTTGACGGTTACGGGTGTCCGTCGATATCAGTCCAGTCTCCCGATAGACTTGACCACTAATCGTTGCAGGGAAAGATTAAGCTGCTAAGACTAGCGTATCCGATTGATCACTCACGACTTAGCGGAGACAGGCTTACGTCGTACTACGTTGGCCATAGCACTCATGACCCCCGGTTTTACTGGCACGTTAGCTTTGACAGAATCCACTTCGGCTTTTGCTGTAGCTTTATCAACGGCGGCTTTAGCAGCAGCGGTCTCTTTAACTGCTCGTGCTGCTTCTTTAACTGCTCGTGCTGACTCTTTCTCGTCTGTTGCAGTTTTCTTATCTGCTGCAGCATCGAGTGCTTGCTGTTCTCGTAGTTCTACAGCATTGATGAAGCTGTGCTCGTCCCAACCTACTAGTAGAGGTGGGTGTGTGGAGTACAGTTCAGCCTCTTTCTTCGTCAGCACCAACTTGGCTGGGGTGATCTTCTCACCTGCTACGATAGCGTTCAGTGCTTTGACAAATGGACCGACAATGTCAAGGTCACGGTCTTTACTACCCGGTGTTGAGGATAGCTTATTCCAATGTGCGGCCAGAGCATGTTCAGCCGTACCCGGATTGATACCCGTGTTCTGAGCAATACGAAGCATAGCGTCCAACAATAGCTCCATTGTTGGCTTGTCAATAGTAGTGTCCTCGTTAAGGGATGCTACATAGCACAGTGCTGCAATGTATGGTAGGCTGATCTTTAGTCCGCCCCCGTCTTCCTCACTTGCTGAGAGGATAGAGCTAACATATTTGCATAGGTCTTTGTGATCGTCTTTAATAAAGTCAATCATCTCGGACACAATGAACTTAGGGGCACTGCTGACAGTAGCACCACCTGCACGTAGCCAGACCAGTCGGGCTGCAGTAGCTAGGCAGTTACACCACTTGGCTTTACGGCTGTTGGTCTTACTCCACTCTTTAGGGATTACTGTAGCAATCCACTCATCACGGTAGAGTACATGAGCATGCTTACGTCCCATGCCTAGATCGACGCTGTCAGCAGCTTCGATTGGTACACCCGTAATAACTACAGTGTGCAGTGCTGTAGTAGCGTATGGATAGCTGGATGGATCAGCTTCGTACAGGGCACATGCGTGGATCAGTGCATGCAGTCTGTGCTGTCCACTGATGATAGATACGGCACCTTTGTCATCGGAACCAACGATGATCGGTTCTCCGTTCAGCTTCCATTTGCCACGAAGCATTTCGTTTGCATACAGCTTCACTACGGACTGCGATAGTGGCCTGTTGGTAGTGTTGAATCCTAGCATGGCCTTAGCG